CGTTCCTGGCAAAAATCCGCGAAGAGATCGACGGCTTTACGCCGGACGTGACCACTCGCAAGGGGCGCGAGGCGATTGCTTCTATCGCCTACAAGGTCGCCCGTTCCAAAACTGCACTGGACAACGTGGGAAAGGAACTGGTAGCCGAGCTGAAAGAGGTTCCAAAGAAGATCGACGCCGAGCGCAAGCGTATGCGTGACTTGCTTGAAGCATGGCAGGACGAAGTGCGCCGCCCTCTTACCGAGTGGGAAGCGGCAGAAGAAGCGCGCAAGGCTAAGCATCAATCAGGAATTGATCAAATAAATCTGCGACTTGAGTGCCGCGACCTGGACGCCGAAGAACTGAAGTCAAACATTGCTTGGCTGGAAGGCATGGCAATCGGCGCTGAATGGGAAGAGTACGAAACAGAAGCCGCTCGATCCAAAGAAAAGGCATTGGTAGCACTTCGCGACGCACTGGTGGCGCGTGAGAAGTACGAAGCCGAGCAGGCAGAACTGGAGCGACTGCGAGCCGAGGCCGCAGCACGCGAGCAGAAAGAGCGCGAAGAGCGCATCGCCCGCGAAGCAGCAGAGGCAGAGCGCTTGGCAGCAGAACGCCGAGCGCAAGAAGAGCGCGACGCTACAGCACGTCGAGAGGCTGAAGCCAAGGCCGCAGCAGAGCGCCGCGAGCTGGAGCTAAAACTAGCCGCAGAGCGTGCCGAGCGCGAAGCGCTGGAGGCCAAGCAGCGCGCAGAGCAAGCCGAGCGTGACGCCCAGGCACGAGCTGAAGCAGCGGCAGCAGCCGAACGCAAACGCCAAGCCGACGAACAAGCACGAATCGAAGCCGAAGCGCTGGCGCGTGAAAAAGACCGTGCACACAAAAGTGCGGTTATGAAAGCGGCTAAAGAGGCGATCATGACCGCTGGCGTTACCGAAGAGCAGGCCAAGGCCATCGTTAAGCTGATCGCGTCCGGCTCCGTACCGCGCGTATCCATTTCGTACTGAGGTAGTTATGACCGCAGAGCAGCAAGCAAGAATGGCAGCGCAAATCGACTGGGCAACGACTGGCGAGTTCAACGCTGACAAGTACGCAGGCGAGGCGCGCCAGGCATACGCAGACGAGGCCGCTAAGATTGTGCGGCAATGGGATAACCAAGGAGTGCAATAGAATGGCAACTGTAACCCTGATCCTGGGCAAGTCCGGCAGCGGCAAGAGCACTGCCATGCGCAACCTTGACCCGAATAAGACGGCGCTGATTCAGATCATCAAGAAGCCTCTCCCGTTCAAGGGCGCGGCCAACTGGAAGGCATACGTTACCGACGATTACAGCAAGATCATCGGCGCCGCTCGAAAAACAGAGCGCAAGGTCATTGTCATTGATGACTTTCAGTACATGCTGGCAAACGAGTTCATGCGACGCAGCGAGGAACGTGGCTTTGACAAGTTCAGCGACATTGGCCGGCATACCTGGGACGTGTTCGACGCGCTGCTAAAACTGCCTGACGATGTTCGCGTTTACATCCTGAGCCATACCGAGGAAACCGAGGCGGGCCAGATCAAGATGAAGACCATCGGCAAGATGCTTGACGACAAGATCACGCTTGAAGGCATGGTGACTATCGTTCTTCGAGCGGTTGTTCAGGATCGCAGCCACTACTTCAGCACGCGCAACAATGGATCAGACACCACAAAAGCCCCGATGGGCATGTTTGATGATGACCTGATCGAAAACGACCTGGCCGCAGTTGATGCAGCCATTTGCGAATACTACGGACTGACGGCCAACGCATAACCCGAGGAGAATACCTATGTTCAATCTTGACACCAATTCCGCCCGTGCCGCTGACAACAAGTCGGCATTCGTCGATGAGGCGGGTAAGTACATCGGCACCTTCACACGTGCAGAGTGGATGGAAAAGCAGGAAACCGGATCTACCGGCATCGGCTTTACCTTCAAAACCAACTCAGGTGCAGAGGCTCAGTTCTATCTGAATCTTAGCTATCAGCACGGCACCAAGAACGATGGCGGTCATTCGATGCTGAACGCTCTGATGGCGTGCATGCAATTGCGCAAGGTCGAAGCGCCGCGCACTGTTACCGTCGAGAAGTGGAACGGCGACACCAAGCAGCGCGAAAAGGTGCAGGCTTATGGCTTTCCTGAGCTGATGGGTAAGCCGGTCGGCCTGCTGATTCAAATGGAAATCGAGAAGAACAGCGAAAAGGGCATTCCGCGCCCGGTCATCTATGCGCCGTTTAGCGCAGAGTCGGAGAAGACTGCATCGGAGATCCTTGACCCGAACTGCAAAGCTCCGGCCAAGCTCGAAAAGATGGTGCAGCAACTGATTGCTAAGCCGATGATTGATCGCCGCCCTGCCGGATCGCGCACCCAGCAGCAGAGCCAGCAGCAAGCGCCCACTGACGACTTCGACGACTCAGAAATTCCCTTCTGATAACCCACGCACACGGACGTGCATCTACTGGAGCAAAAACAATGGGCATTTCCCTATACCACATGACCGAAGAATACCGCCAGGCATTGCAAGAGCTGAGCGATGCCGACCTACCTGAAGACGTAGTACGCGACACCCTCGAAGCGCTCGGCGGCGAGCTGATCAAGAAGGGTGAGGCGGTTGCGGCATTCACCCTGAACCTGGGCGCCGAGATTGATGCCATCAAGGCTGTCGAGAAGCGAATCAGCGACCGCCGCAAAGCGCTGGAGAAGCGAGCAGACAATCTGCGGGAGTATCTACGCACCAATATGGAGAAGGCAGGCATCAGCGAGATTAAGGCGCTTGATGGATCATTCACTGCCAAGCTGGGCAAAGGTCGCCCGTCTGTCGTGATTGACGACGAAGACGCGCTGCCTGGTTACAGCGAGTTCGTGCGCTGGACTATGGCGCCGAACAAGACCGCGATTGCCGACGCGATCAAGGCAGGCCAGGAAGTGCCAGGCGCACACCTTGAAACCAAGCCTTCGCTGACCATCAAATGACGCCAACCCGCCAGCAGCTACTAGAGTGCGGCGCTGTAACTGTGGTCATGCGGCGTTATCGCATGCGCCACAGCAGGGCGCTTGAGTTGCTGCGTAGCCACGGCATCGACTTCGGCCACGGCAACACGACACAACGCAACGCAGAGGCAGCACGCAAGCGCAAGGAGGTAGCGCTGAAGCTGCGCAGGATGAAGTCGCAGGGCATATCTGATGCAGACGCCGCCAGGCTGCTGGATATGACAATATCGCAGATACGCATAACGCGCCGAGAGTACGAAATCGGCCACACACACGGAGATATCAAATGAACTGGTTCCAAAGCGCAACTTTCCACCTAGCCGCAGCCAGTGGCGGCAATCCCGTCCTTTCTACAATCACCATCATGCTGTTCTATATCTGCTTTAACCTTGTTGAGGCTCAGATTGAGCGCCTGATATTCGGTGAGCGTTTCGAGCACATGCTTGACCCGATATTCGGGGCGTGCTTCATCGCATACGCGGCATATGCCGTTTACTACTGCGCAATTTTCAACGGATCGAAGGGGTAAGACATGGATAGCCAGGCACTGATCAAACAACTACGCGCAGAACAGCGCGATATCAAACCATCGACCAAATCGCCCCATGAGGGCATCCGCAAGGCCGCACAGCAGCGATTCACCGAGCTGGGTCTAGAGATTGACCAGGAACTGCTGCGCCAGTCGCAGCGCGTTGTTTCTATTGTGTGAGGCGAGCAATGCTAGTACCAACCAACGCCATCGCCATCAACGAAAGCCAACGCGAACACCTGGCGCGACTAATGGCAGAGTTTGAGCAGCGCAACGGGCCGGTACAGACTGCGCCCATTCGCATCGGTGACGCGCCAGAGTACAAGTTCTGTGTCACGCCACCGGGCAAGCCTAAGCCGGAAGTGCCGCAGCGTGACAAGGTGCCGACAGTGCGCAAGGCCGTGATCAGGAAGCGGGAGAAGACCGAGGCCATCCGCAAGCTAGCAGCGCAGGGCATGGACTCCGGCCAGATCGCAGCTCAGACGGGAATGCGGCAGAAGTACGTGGCAGACCTGGCGTATCAGGCAGGCATCAGGCTAGCGATGAACCCGAAGCGCAAGGTGGCAAAGTGAGCTGCGTAGTAACCCTGCATGCCGTGGGAGGCAAGCGCGCCGTCCCGCTGGTCAATGGCACGCAGCCACGGCGCCCGGTATCGTGGGATGTCCGGGCATGGTTCGTCCTGCCATCAGGAGAGAAAATCACGCATTCGACCAAGGTGCCAGGCCAGACGGCGGTTAGCCTAGTGCCATTCGTAGGCGCGCTAATCGACAGCCTGGTGGCTGATCACGGAAACGAAGTTACGTCATGCGGGTGGCAGGCGATGACGCACGGGAGGAAGTAGGAATGGCGATGACAGCGGCAGAGCGCAAGGCAAAGCAGCGCGCAGAGGAAAATGCAGCGCTAGCCAAGCTGGGCGGTGGGCGTATCAATTTCCTCGTCTACGGCGAGACTATGCGCAAGCTGGAGGCGATTGCGAACGAACAGGGCTTTACCGGCCAGCAGTGGAAAGGCGAGGCTCTGACATTTTTGATCGAAAACTATAAAATGTGACTTGTCACGATTATGGTTGGTTGCTATATTGAAGCCATCGAAACGAAAACACCCTGGAGGGCAAGAAGATGGCCACTCAATACGAAATCCTGAAAGAAGCCCGCGAAGCAATGCTGAACTGCAAGCGCAATAAATCGGGTTCCGTAAACGGCAACGCCCTGAACGCCATCAAAGACAAGTATCGCAAGCGCCTGATGGCTGAGTGTGGTGAAAATGACCACGACGCAATCTGGCAAATGCACGACCTGGCCAAGATCGCCATCGGCGCCTAACCACACCGCCCCGGTTCGCCGGGCATCACCACTGGAGGCAATCATGAGCAAGAACGATCTTTTGGCAATCATCGCAGCCAGCACTGAGGCGTATGTCTCCAGCGGTGGAAAGGTCAAGCAATGCGCGGAAGGCGATCAGGCCATTCGCATCACGCCGCGTGACCTGTGGCGCTGCGAGTGCGGATGCCATGGCGATTTTACCGAGCACTCGATGCGCGCCGGTGAGTCTGGCCGATGCGCGTCTGTAGTGGTGCGCTGAATCATGAGGAAGCGAGCAATACCAATCGAGGAGGTCGCCCTCGCGTATGAATTGCGAACCGAGGGTATTAGCTGGAAACGCATAGGCATAGTGCTAGGGCATCACCCGATACATTTGCGGGATGCACTGGCATATGTAATCAAGAACGGATTTAGGAGGGCGTGAAATGAGCGAACAGAAAATAAGCAGCGTGTTTTCAGGCGATTGGCGCGTCGAGTACGAAAACGATGTATCGACCGGCTTTGATGGCGACGAAGCGTTCTGGGAGTGGTGGGAGGTAACGAACGGCAGCGTGCGATACAAGTGCGACACGGAGCGCGAGGCACTCGACCTGCTTGGACTCATTGATGGAAATAATAGCGGCCTGCCGATGGGTGCGCCGGATGGCTACATGCCAATCCCGACAACTGAGCAACTGGCCGATGCGCTGGAGAATGTGCGCAGCTACCACGATATGAGCGCTGAACTGATCGCGCCGGAGCTGCTGGCCAATTTGCTGGCCGCCACAACCGTCAAGGCTGAGCAGGCGCCCACGCCTGAGTTCGTATGGGTTCGCCTGCTTGAAGCGCTGGCGGGCGACAACGGATGCCCATTCACTGCCAGCACCGACGATTACCGCGAAGCCAAGCCTGCCCTGGTGCAGCTGATCGCCGCTGGCTTCTTCCGCGATGACGCTGACAGCCTGGACGGCGACATCTGGACCATCGCTGCGGGTGAACAGAGCGAAGCCGCTGCACGTTTTGCCAGTTGCGCCGACGCCTATGCAGTGCTGTCCGACGTGCTGAATCGCGTGTTTGAGCGGCCTGATGAAGCCCCCTCCCTGCCGGCTGCTGGATCGACTGTGGAAGAGGTGGAGGTGATGGCTGTTGTCACTACCGCGCATAAGCCTGGTGTTACCGAACAGCGCGCGCTCTGGCATGGCGAAGCCGGCGCAGAAAACTGGGTCAAGCACTTCAACGCCAGAGGGTGCCGCACGACAAAAACGCAACTAATGACCGTCGCCCAGCACGAGCGCATCGTCGCCGCCCTTTCCGCGCAGCAGTCCGCGCATGTGAGCGTGCCAAGGGAGTTGCTGGAGCGCGCCATGTACGCGAAAGACGGCCGCGAGCTGATCGAGGCAAACCGAGAACTCCGCGCCCTTCTCAATGGGGGTGAGGCATGAGCGGGACAATCACAATGACCGGCGAGGAATACGACGCCATGGCCGGCGAGCTGGATCGGGTAAGCAGAGAGCTGTCATGCCTGCAATCTGTTATTGCTGAACCGGACGAGCTGAACGCCGAACCTGCATCTGATTACGAAACTCTACGCCGGCAGTACCTGTCGCTGCGGCTGCTGACAAACAGCGCGCTAGCGCGAAACAGATATATGTGCAGGCGCGATGACCGTGACATGCGGGCGGCTCTTTCCGTAAATGCCGCAAATGTTTCTGCCGAGCGCGACACTAACGCCATGCTGACTGATCTACTGGAAAAGGCTGAGGCTGAGCGCGACGCCCTGCGCGCAGAGGCCGAGGTGCTGCGCGGTCTGACTCCAGAACTGCCGCCACGCCCACCGGAGGGAGCTGGCCTGCCACGCTACGGCCTGCGCTGGAACGGCCCAGCCCAGCCGCTGTCCGTGCCCATGGATGACGGTTATTGGACGCCATGGCACTTGGCCGAGGCGCTGTGGTCTGAGAATGCCAAATTGCGCACGGCACTCGCCGAGCAGGGAGAGCGGCAGGAGGCGGTGGCGTGGGCGTTAGCAAATAGCGCAGACGAGATTGGCGGGTTTGCGCCGATTTATTACACCAAAGAAGGCGCGATCAGTTGGGCA